TCACCAGATTGAACCAAAGCGGTTGCCTGTGCTGACCTAACTTCTTTGGAAGCTTGGGCTTGCTGTAGGGCAAGAGCTTGTTTTTCTTGGAGTTGACGAGTCCGTACAGCATTACTTTCAGCTTGGAATCTTTCGTTTTCTAATTGAATAAGCCTGTTTTGATATTCCTGCTGTTGCCTAATTGCGTTGCTTTGGGCTTGTGCTTGTTGATTAGCAAAATCACTTTGAGATTGATATTGGGCATAGCTTTGGGCAATACCGACAGCAAGACCTATCCCTGCAAAAGCTAAAGCTGGACTACACATTATTTTTTATCCTCACAAACTCGTAAAATGTTTCTCCATTTATACCAAAATTTTCCTTTTTGCTTATAATTGAAAAGCCCAACCAACGCAACCACTTAATGTGTAGGGTGTTCTTTTCGTGTATAAAGTTAAATAAAACTGGCTTTAATTCAAGCAAATAGTTAAGCCACTCTTTAGAAGCCTTTAGAAAGGTATGTTTCACCTGTAACACCTTGTCAGTACCCATCATCCACACAACTCCTACGTCCTTTTGAGGGCATAAACCGAACAAACCAATAGGTTCTCCGTATACACAAATAGTATAACAAGGGTTACTTAGCCATACACTAGTCATTAATGCAACATCCGGCTTGGCTGGGGAGTTTGCTTTAAGTTCTCGAAGGTCTGCTTTGCGAAGTCTAGGAGCTATATACTTTACGTCTGGCATCAAGGTCTTTCTAACTACAACCCCATTAGAATAACTAGCCAATACGTTTTGATCTTGCACTATACAGAGCCTCCCACTCAAGGCTTAACAAGGCACAAGGATAAGGGGCATCATTTAGTATGCTTACCTTTACATCATCAGACTTGCAAAATACAGGGAATTTAAAGGCTCCATCTTCCATGTGCATATAATCAAGATTAGTTGGCCCAACTCCTAAATAATTAGGTACAAAATTGTATAGATAAGTGTAGTTGTAAGTATCCCTATATTTTGGTGCTACTAGGATTTGAAAGAAACGGCTATTATCGTACAGCATAATTCCGTTCTTAAGCTGTAGCCTTCCGTCTGCAACAGCGGATTGTCCCTTACCCGAACTCGCCCGAAGAACAGGACGGCTCAATTCATAAATCATTGAATAAGGAGAGCCAACAAACCCTGTGCTTGATGCTGTCATAACTTTTTTTACTATTAATCTATTGTTAAAAACAGTAATAGGAGAGCTAGACCCATTAGGGCCACCTGCTTGTCCAGAAACTTGAAAACAATAATAAGTTTCGTAACTGACTCCATCTGAATCAACAAATTGATATGGAGATTTATTTAACAAAATTCCAGTTGTTCCAAAATTAAAAGCAGTATTGTAGCTTGGAACAAGGATGCCATTAATATATGGAAAATTTGTAACAGAGCGTTGAAAAGAGAACTGGCCTGTATACAAAGAACCATAAAATACTATTCTAAAATAAATTGTTTTTTCTTCAGCACCCCCATTTAGTAAAAGCGGAGCATTTAAAGAAAAGTCCAAATTTGAAACTCCAGTTGCCGATCTTGTTTCAGTATCTAGTGTAGTAAAATTATAATTGTCTAAGCTATATTGCAAAGCAGATACTACTGAACCTCCAGCAGTTTTATTTATAAAAAACCCACCAATACCATTTAAATGCAAACTTTCATATTTACCCAAAGTAAGTGAAAAACTGATAAATTGATTAGAAGAAATAGATAAATTTAAAGTAGACTTAAGGTTTCCTATGCCTGTTAGAGAATAGCTGGCATATCCAGACCCAGAAGTATTGGGAGTAAATGAAGATGTAAACCCAGAGCCTATGTTAAATTCATTTATTTTTAAATCATAATCCCTAGAAAATGAAGAAGTATATATTGAACTGGGTGTTGAGACAAAGCCTGTTGAATTAGAGTACCGAAGATTATAATTGTTATAGGGGGTTGCTACCGATGTCTTAATAGAATCTGGAATAGGAATAGTTAAATTATTTAAAGTAATAACTGAGAAATTTCCATCATTATTTGAAATACTAGAATTGTATGTAAAATTAGAAGTTTTGTAATCAAGTAACACTTGAAAGCTGGAATTTGCTACATTATCTTTTTTATTAACATTTAAATCTACAGCCACTATACGAAGCTCTGTATCATAGGAAACGGAAGTCGAAAGGCTTTCGCTCTCTGTAATAAAAAAAATCTTGTTTTGCTGTGCATAACATAATTTTACATTATTCCCTTTTCCAAAAGACCACTTTGACCAAGCAGATTGAATTTTTTCATCTCCAGAATAAAAAAACTTATATATGCCTACTTCGTGTTTATCTGTGTCTCCTACAGCAAAGAGAATTGAAGATATATCTGAACCGGCAAATTGAGTTATTTTTCCTTTTAAATAAGTAGGAACATTCGATGTAATATCTATTCCGTCTAGCAGAATTGTATTTGGGTTAATAAAATATTCTTGGACACTTGAAAAGTTATTTTTATTAACAGAAAAGTAAATTTTATTTCCAATGACTTGAGGTTCTACATTGACATCCATATCAAAAGAAGTTGTTTGCTGTAAGGAAACGCTTTTTGTGGTCAATTCTCCATCTGATTGTAAAGAAAACTGCAACCCATCAGCAAACAGCACTAATCTATCATAAAAAGGCACAGCATGGTACAAAATACCAATTTCAGTTGTAGAAGAGGTTATATCAATAGGGTTGCTATCCAGCACTTGAGAAACTGTACTTTTAAAGAAATTAAAAAACTCTCCAGCTTGACTTAAAATAACTGATTCACCTGCCAAAAATCCCAGCCTGTTCTTAAAAAAGAATACGTTATTAATAGGTTTTCCTACAAAACTAGGGTTTGGGTTAGAATCTAAATCTCCAGCGTCCCGGCTACCCCAAGAAGGGGCTGTATAGGCTTTAGTCCCACTACTTCCACCTCCAAGTGTGTAGGTTGCTGTCGCCCCGTTTAAAGGAGTGAATAAGAAATTATTAGAGTCTAGTTTAACAATAGCATGGGGCATTGTAGCCGAATCCAGTTTATATTGAATCCCCGGCCCACCCGTTTCTGCCCATGTTCCTTCATTTACTGCGTGGATGCCTACTGGAGAACTATTAATAGTACCAACTAAAAACTCTCCTGTATAATTGCTGTTGTGTTTAACATAGTATTCATCTCCTTCTGTATCTGGGATACCCGTAATTTTTGCTATAAAAGAGTGAGGAGCAATAGTGGGTAAGTCAGTAAAATTCTGAACATTGTCTTTTACGCTATAAAAAATAGTTCCAGCATATCCGTCATCTACAAGAATTTTAAAGTCTATAACAGAATTTTGAATAATAACATTTGAACCAGAAACAGCTATTCTACCATAAGTTCCAAATCCATTGGCGATGCCAGCATTTAATTTTGTAGCTATATCGGTTGCAATCGTTGTTGGAACTCCACCTATAGAGCCGGAGGGTAAATTCCAAGCATCACTACTACCGCTTGCAGAAGCATAGACAACATTATTTGTTCCCACAACTCTAACGCTCCAACTAATGTCTCCCTCTGGGGCTTGTTCTGAATGTCCAGTATAACCAGTCTTAACAACAACCATGCCTTGAAAAACCTGCGTACCTCCAATACCAGCAGTAGCTCTTGGAGAAACGTCTGCTGTTAAAGCTGTTGTTTTATTTGAATTTACTAAAAATGTGTAATCAGCAATCGAAAGGGTTTTAATTTTTCTGCCCAACAATTCAGTAGTTAGGCCAGAAAGATATGAATTAATACCTGCTTGGCTTAACCCAGAATAAATAATATTTTTTTCATTCCCTGCGACATCAAAAATCTTAATAGATTTGGTATTGTCTATTGAATTATTGAATACAATTCCAAAATAATCCTCTAGTTCTGTTGTAGAAATTTTAAAGTATTTTATTGGAGTCAGCTTTTGATAAATTGTAATCCCAGAAGGATTCGCTGTTGAAGCCCCGCTAACAATATCGTAATTAATTTCTTTTATTAATTCAGTAGGAGGTCGTTTTATAAGACCATCTACAACGCTAGATAGGCCATTAATTTGTTCCGATGCTTGGGTAGTAAGTTTAAAAGCATCAGCTTGCTGTGAAACTCCAGAAATAAGATTAGGTACACTTGTCCTAATAAGGTTCCGTGAGGCTCCCTTAACGTCTGCTATTCCCATAAATTAAACTAGATAACGCCTGTGGGCAGTTACTTTAGCTACATCGTATTGATTAAAAATATTGTGGTTTGCTGTCTCGTCCTCTGAATCCTGCAAAGCCATAAGAGCCGTGGTTTCTTCTTCAGCACTAAAAGCCGAGCCTGTAGCGTCTCCGATCATTCTTTGTTGAAACAAACGGGCAGACCTAACTACAATGTAATATCTGGCCTGTTCTGGAAGGTCTGTAAAAGGCAACAAATAAACAACTTCGCCTTTAAATGGAGCAGTAAATAGGAATGTTCTATTTTTCTTGTCGTAAAGCCTGTTTCCTCGCTGAACAACATCAATGCTAGAGTATTCTCTAGTGTCTACATCGACTCGTACTACATTGGAAGCTAGAACAACTTCATTAGTACCACTAGGAGTGAAAACAACGCCTTTTTCAGTATTCCAATTCCATCCTTTGATCTGCGTTGCACGATCTACTTCTTGAAGGATAAGTTGAGCAATCCGAGTATCGGCGGTAGAGGCATTAATACTATTGACAGGAGACTCACCAATGGTGGTCAGCATCGTGTTGATTGCATCAAGCTCTGTGGAGGCAATTACTGGCATAGGGGTAATTTAGACAAAAAAGAGACCGCCAGCCAAGCTTAAATTCACTTCACTCGCCAAAGGGAAACACAATAACCTTTGGTTTGTCGAGGATGTGAACAGCTTGACTGACGGCCCCTAGAGTACCTAATTATTAGGCAGACCGAACTTCGTAAGACGCTTCGGGACGGAGAACTCCATGTCCAACTGCGTACTTAGCAACCATCAAGGTCGCCTGTCGTTCAATCTGGTATTCGCTCTCAACACCCACATCGAGAAGCTTGACGCAACCCGTGGAGGCAGGATGGAACACAATCGCTTGCGTGTTCGCATAGTTGAGGCGGCGTGAACCACCAGAGGCTTGCTCTGGAATCGAGGTATCAGCCGACAAGTCCGTAGAAGGAATGTTGTTGCTCTTCACGATGGTTGCACCACCGATCATAGCGACCTTTCCTTGCTCGAACACGCCAGTTACACCAGTATAAGGAGCCTTGAAGTCACCCTTTGTGAGGGCATCAATCAAGAGCCAGTACTGGGCAGGACGAACAGCGATGTATCGGCTATCCGAAGGAACATCACGCTCATCTAGGCGACGCAAGCCAGTCAGAACCGCACTTGCTAGAACAGCACCATCGGTTCCAGAGTTAGCAGTTACAACTGAATTGGCGTTAGCCGCAAAACTATCGGAAGTTCCAGAATCTCCGTCTGGGCCGTTAGTTCCGAAGTTATTGGCTTGGCGAGCAGCCGAAACAATCGTTTGTGCAACAGCCCGATCAAAGGCTTTTGCCAATGCACGACCAATTTCGCTGGAGTAGATGGAACGCACATCATAGTGGTTCATCGCTTCGTCAATGCTTGCCAGCAACACAGAGGAGGTCAGCAATCCTTCGATTGTGATTACCTTCTCAACGTGCGACATATTGTTGAGGTAGTTCGTACCTTCGATGACTGAATCACCGGGGGTATGATATTTAGTCACAGCCGTTCCGACCACGGGGAACTGAGCAGATTTGCCGTTCTCAATGGTGCGGGTCGTTGTGAGGTCTTTAAATAAAGCTTCAGTCTCAAAAGTCGTCAGCACTTCGCCAGCGAACTTCTTAAGAAAAAGCTCCGTTTTATCGCTTCCTGCGGGTAGATTAGCACCCGGGCGAGCGAGAGTATTAGTAGCTAGAGCCATATTAGTAGCCCTTTCTTTTGTTGTGTTGAAGCCCGATTAAATCACACGATTCAAAACGAACTCCAACAATTCTTGGTTGTTCGCTCTGGTATATCAATCTGTTGCACCAGCGATTGTCCTCCGCAGAGGGTCGGGGCTTCGGAAAGCTTTTCCAAAACTTGAGTGTTTATTTACTAGATTGAGGAGTTTTGTCAAGCCCTTCTTTAGCGTCAGCCCCTACAGAACCAGCATACCATCCTTCGGGAATCTTTATCTTGTTCTGGCTTAATGCCCAATGCTCACCATCCCAAACATAAACTTGCCCAGTTACATTCGGCCCAATACGGACAAACCCACCAGACTCATCTACGAATACTACCTTTTTTGAGTCTGTTAAACTCGCACACCCTGTCGTTAAAAGCCCTACGAATATAAAGAGGCGGGGGAGAGCCATCAGAAGCTTTAACTTCACGGACAGCCCTCCCCGCCAAAGCGGATACCCAAGCTTGCACAAGATAGGCAAGGGCTTGAAATATCGCTAACCACACTATTGTTACTCTTTGTTCTTGAGGGACAACCTTGCCCCAGTATAGCCAAGTGCAACAAGGGCAGTAGTGGCTACCCCTAGAATCTGTTGCCAAGCTCCTTCTGCGGGAATGAGACCGCTGGCTGATACAGCACCAATAATCATGGCGACTACGGACAACCAGAACTCTGTAGTTTTGTAACCTGCTTTATTTTGCATATATATCTCCTTTAGTTGAATACATTAGACCTGCCAAGCTTTTCTTCGACATCCCTTCGGTATGCCTTATCAGCTTTATATTTCGGGTTCTTCATGGCTTCAACAACTTCTGCCGTGCTTCTAAATACATCAGTTGGGCCAGAAATCCTAGTATCTCCAGCTAGAAGCCTTGGTTCCCGACCACCAATACCGCTTTTAAAGCGAGCATACATACCTTTAACAGCAAAAGAGGCTTGCTCTTTATTACCGCTGGAAACGGCTTGATTATAGATATTCAAGTCATCTTCAGACAGATTTTCACTTGCCCACTCACTCATAGCTTTAAATTCAGTTTCACCGCCTACTTCAGAGATAATAGCATTAGACTCAGCTTGCTGGGTTGCTTCAAAGCCCTTCATATACTGATCGACATACTCTTTAGGGATACCTTTAGAAGCCAATTCAGTATAAGTCTCATCAGAGAGTTTCCCGTTAGAGAAGTACTCTTCGCTGTACTTTTGGAAGCCAGCTACAGGCTGTTGACCATCTTGAGGCTGTTCTGTCTTGGTTGCATCTTGTTTAGGCTGGCTGAATCGTTTCTCTAATTCAGAATAGGATTTAGCCATTTCTTCTGGAGATTTAAACTTCTCTGGAAGCCAAGTAGGACGAACCTCTTGAGTAGTTGTTTGTACTTCCTGCTGGATAAGACCGCCACCTCTAGGGTCAGCAACAGGCTGATTAGGTGCGTCAGCAGGTATTTGAGTTACGGGTGTGCTAACTGCTTGCATTGTGTGTTTACTCCTTTGTTGTGTTGTTTACTGACTAGGTTGAACCTGTGGCCTATTCTGGCTAAATGCTTGAGCTAGTCCAGCTTTAAATTCTGGGCTATCGTTAGCAATTTGACCAGCAGTTGCAATCGCTTGAGGGCCAAGAGCTTCAGTCATTCGAGCCATCATTTCATTTCGATTAGCTCCTTGAGCTTCTTGAGCTACTGCTTGTTGATCTTTAATCAATCCTTCAGTATCAATACCAAGGCTTGTAGCCCTTCTAGTTAGGTAGTTGTCCATGTTAATGAATTGAGCAAGCCCCTGTGGGCCTAGAATTTGGGCGATGCCTTGTACAAATAGGTCTAGCTTGTTCAAGTCACTAGCTCTTCCTAAAGCGTCCACACCAGTAGTAACGACTGGCCTAATGATCTTATTGTCAATCTTGGGTAGCCTGTTCTGTCGTTGCATCCTATCCATAATCCGTGAAACCAGAGGCAACTGAAACTCTTGGGAAAGGACGCTATAAGCACCACCCAAGGCTGTTTCGATTTCATTTGAAAGATAACGGATTTCTTCAGCAGTTACTCTCTCTGCATTACGAACAGCAGAAGCATTAAGCAAGAAAGCATAACCAAGACGCAGGGTAATAGCTTCCATGACGCTCTGAGCAATACGAAGGTCTGCTTGTTTCTCTACTTGCAAGCAAGCTACGTCATTCCTGTCGCCTGTAATGATTGCACCATTACGAGCCTCTGCCAGCATTTTCTTATTGGTTACTCCGTTAGGACGCACCAAAAACACTACTTTAGCAGAAGCAGAAGAAGCCTCTACGACTGATTGGGTAAGAGCCTCAAGAGACCTCAAATCACCAAGATACTCTTCTACAAACCCACGGCCATAATCTTCACCATCGACCCGTATAAACCGCAGAGGAATCCAAGGTAGCTTATCTAAATCATATTCACCCTCAGAGCCGGGGATAATTGCATCTTTAATTGTTTGGTAGACGTACCATTTATCGTCTTTTCGGTGAATACAAGTAAACAATTCAATGTTAGGCTCATTAGACTCGCTGGGAGGGACTAGTTTCTTGGCTTCATCGGGAAGAGCCGTAACAGACAGCTTTTCACGGGTAACAATGTCGAGAACATTACCAAATGAATCACGCTTAACGACATAGTTCTCTAGTCGAAATACACGCAACCCCCCAGAAGATGGGAGATACAACAAACAATTACCGCCAACTAGCAAGTGACGGAGAGCTTCAAAGGTAGCCACACGAACAGCAGAGGTCTCAATGTCAGTCATAATGGCTTTTTCGACACCCGCCAATGCTTTTTCCATTTCTGCTTTTAAAGTCTGGTCTCCTTGGAGCTTTTTAAATTTAAATTCATCAATAGAAAACTTAAAGAAAGGCTGATTAGGAGGAAGCAAGGCCAAAAGAAGCTTGCTAGCCAAGTTGTTTACTCCTCTGGCCCCAATTCCTTGAAAGGGTGTGCTGTACTCTGTAGATGAGCCGTGACCAGAAGGAGGAACTAAAGTAGGAATAGTCAACTCGGAGCAATCCCTCGCCCTGTCTAGGTAGGTACTACGAGCCAGTTCTAATTGAGAATATAATGATTTTCCTGTTTTCATAATTATATAATACTCCGTTTACTTTTGTAGTGGATTTACAACAGGTAAACTTAAAGATAATCCTAGCTGGGACATAAATTATGAGATTGTAAGTGTTCCCCCAGTTGTGGGGGTTCCGAAAGTACTGCCCAGTAACCAACCAGAAATAGGAATTGAAGTATGAGGGTGTGTAGGGTGGTAGTAAAAAATATCCATATAAGGAGTTCCATCATCAACCCATCCAACATAAACAACCCATTTTGAGTTTCCAGTAGCAAATCCTCCGTAAGTTTCGGGCCAAGAAGCGTGGTGAACCATTCCCAATCCGTTATAAAAACCCGGACTAGTTGTGGTTTCTCCACTTGAATACCAACTATTATTGTTATGACGAATAAGAGAATTAGCACCAGAAAAAGAAAACCCATTTGACGATGTAGTTGTTTGAGAAAAAGTAAGTGTGATCGAGCTTGAAGATAAAGGCAAGTCAGTAGGGACAACAACATCAGACCCAAATAACGACATTGTGGGTAAACTTCTGGATAATCCTAAAGCTGGCATAAATTAAAACTTTCCATAATTAGGGTCGCTTGCGTAGAACAAAGGAACATCTGGATATTTTGTATATTCTTCATCGCTCTGTGATGTTTTATCAGAGCAGGAAGTCAGTAGCAACCCTAAAAGTAAGGCAATAAAAGCCTTTTTACTAGACACTAAAAGCCTTGTAAGCAATAACTTTCCCAGTCAATAATTGTACGGCTGTAAAGGTTCCAAAGATGGTAAGACCTTTTGGGTATGTAACTGCTGATGTAGTGTAAATGCTACCAGTAGAACCAGCAGACCAGTTGGATGCGGTTAAAGTCGTAAATGTGGTATCCTCAAGCATGGTAATAGCACAATAGTTTTTGTTAGTTCCAGCAGTTGTGTTGCTGATGTATTCAGCACCATACTGACCTAAAGATTCGTAATCTAGCATTTTAATTCTCCTTTATTAACTAGGGACGTTTACGCCACTCAAATCTTCTTGTTGATTGGAAATTACCAAAGCTCCTCGGCCTCTCCTACGATAATCTTTACGCTGTGAAGCCCTAGCTGACTCAGAAGGAGCAATTTCTTTAGCCATCTGCACAGGAGCAGGAGGGGGTGGAGGCGGGGGTGGCGGTGGCGGGATAACTGGTGCTGAATAACCTCCTCCTCCTCCCATACACATAAATTTATCTCCCTATTTCCTGTTGATCGTCAAATTTTGATTGTAAAAATCTTACAATTTGACGCTGACCACTATAAATCCAAATATCCCGATCAGATTCACTAGAATCTGGACATCTTTCGGGAACCATTTGGTGCAACACATCTAGTAAAGTTTTAGAGACTTTTGGAAATTCGTCAACATTTTTCTCACTTTTACTGATAATTTTATAGCCAGCCATAATCCTCCTTTGGCAAGTCATCCAACTCCTTTGGTAACAAGCCTTTGTCTATTCTATGTTTTGTCTCTATCATCGCTCCTATATTCCACAGCGTAGCTACGTCATGTCTTTCGTCTCTCATTCCAGCAAGATGTTTTGTTAAATGACGTAACGCAGAGTCAGCATACCTACTCAATGGCTGGCCTTTTTCCCAGTTGCGAGAAGCATATTTCTTGGCTCCTTCTTCCAGTTGCCTAGCCCACATAAACAAAGCGTAGGGAGGAAGTAAATCAAACCTGCCCTTATTCTCGTTGGTATCCCTAACAGAACCAGTATCAAAGTTCTGCCGTTTACCAGAATCTTTAACGACTACATCACTCATTCATGTTCTCCCAATGTCAAGATATTACACTCCCGTGCAACCAAAGCCTCTAGTAAAGCCCCGGCACTCTTCTCAAACCCCGGAAGGAATACAATACGATCAGAGTTTAAAAGGTTCTTAATATCTTCCTTTAGATACATAAACCTTGGTAGAGTAGTATCTCCATTAAAGTTCTCTGCTGGGTTACGAACAATGTACCCTTTAGCTCTTAATTCAGTAGCTTTAGCGTGAAATGCTGGGTAGTTACACTCTGGTAAGCCAGTCATCGCTCCGCTTATGTATACACTTAAGGTTGCCATAATATTACCTCATTGTTTTTGTATTCACCTTTTCTCAAGATGCGGGAAACCCTAGCTTGCACCAAGGCTTCTGATTCTGGAACTCCTTCTTTAACATAAGCCTTAAGAACCTTGTCCCATAGCCCTTTAGAGCCAACAGGCCCAAGTATCTTTTCAGCGGTCTTTGGGCCACAGCCTACCAGACCTGTATAGCCGTCGGTTTGGTCGCCCGTAAGGGCTTGGAATAGATGCCACCAATCGGCTTGTTCTTTGTTCACCTCAATCACCCCTTCTTCAGCCTTGTGGGGGTTATAATGCTTTGCTGGGAGCTGTTTAAAGTCCTTATCCTCGCCAACAACAATAGCTTTCCCATCTAGCTCAGTAGCCCAGATACCCAGCAAATCGTCTGCCTCTAGGGTTGGTTGCATCTCAGCCTTATACTCTGCAACCAGCCATTCTCTAACCCTAGGGTAAAGAAGGGGTTTTCTGATCTTCTTACGGCTCTCCTTGTAGGTAGGAAGAATCCTTTTTCTCCAGTTGGTGCTATCGGACAAAGCTACTTTGATACTATCGGCTTTTAGCTCTTCCTTTAACTCAGCGATAAAGGCAGTAATGGTCTGCGTAGCTGTTTTGACATCTCCGTGGAGAGTCCACATATCGTTGCCCCAATCACAGGGGTATTCATTGGTAATGGTATGCCAGAAGGCAAGCCAATCCCCGTCTATTAGTATTGTGTTTTTTGTGTTTTTCATAAATTTAGTATTTTACTTTTTTCAAACTTTTAATTTGCACAGCATATTGGGCTTTAGTATGAGCATCCTTTGAGGAGGCGTGTTTAATAAACAATCTAGCTTGCTCCTTTTTCTCACGCAGAAATGGACATAGACTTTTGATAGTGTTGACGGCATTTTTTCCGAATACCCGAAAATAAAAGTAATTTCTCCAATATATATTTTTCTTGTTGTTTCTATCTTTTGAAAAGCTCCCTCCATACAATCTATGAAAAGTTTTAACAACTTTCGGGTAGCAAGATTTAATACTGACAATCCTAGCACCACATTTTGATATATGGATACAGCCTTCTCCATCAAAGTAACCAGCAAGATACGAAAGTTCAATTTCACTAGGTTTTTTCACTCAATGTGTCTCTGCCCAATTAAAGCCGATTTTAAACTCTCCGTCAAGAGGGCAACGGAACTTAAAATCCTTACCAGCTTGACGAATAGAGGCCACCGCTGTATTGCCCACTAACTCCTCAATTCCAGACTTTGCCTCAATCTGCAACTCATCGTGAATGTGGGCGACAATTCCGTAGTCTTTAGCAAACCCAAAGCCCTGTGCTTCTAGTGATCTTACTAAATTGATTGTGGCTTTCTTCATAATCAAAGCCCCTGCTGACTGAAGAAGTACATTTAGAGAAGCGTGAGCAGAACGGACGGGTAAATGTCTGCCATCCAGACCAATCAAGTAGCCCCTTTGGTTTACTGCTAACTCAACGGCATCCTTAAGCCTTTTAATGGCTGGAAGCTTAGTCTGAAACTGGTCAATAATCTTTCTGCCTTCCCTTTCTCCTTTATTGATGATACTACCAATCTTGGCTGGCCCTGCTCCGTACAAGAAGGCGTAGATAAAGGTCTTGGCATCGTTGCGTGTAGGAAGCCCAGAAGCTTGTTGATTGGCTGTGTGAATGTCGCCCTCAAGAAGCACCTTGGCGTAGCTACCTCCGTCATAAGGAGCCATGAAGTGAGCCAAGCACCGCAACTCAATCCCGCTGGCATCTGCTCCAATTAACTTAAACCCATTTGTAGCTACAAAGAGGCTACGGCACTCTTCACCATAAGCAGACCCTACTCTTGGGACTTGAGCCATGTTTGGCCCTCGGTGTGTGCAACGACCTGTTACAGCCCCATTAGTGATTACTCTGCCGTGCATACGACCATCAGCTTTAACCAACTTCATCCAAGCTTCGTTACCCTCTGCAAGCTGGCCTAGTCGCTTCGATACTAGTAAGTATTCTAGTAGTGGCTTGGCCTCTGCAAATCCCATCCTTTCAAGAGCCGTAAGCACTTGTTCGTCAACTTTGGGTTTGCCATCTGGTGTAAACTCTTGGGGCTTCCAGCCTTTTTTGATGAAGCGGTTTGCAATCTGGTCTCTGCTTCCGGGGTTAAACGGGATGATTTTCTTTTTCTTGCCACCTTTAACAATGTCCTTTGCCTTGTAACCAGCCTGTACTGCTGACTTCTTTGTTGTCCATTCTTTTCCGTCTTGTGTTACCCATAAGGTAGACTTCATCTCTTCCTCATCTGGAGGAAACACAGCTTGCATATTCGCCTCGATCTCTGCCCTCTTCTTCTGAAGTACGGCACAAAGAGCTTCAGCTTTCGTGTGGTCAAACTTGAAGCCATAAGATTCTTGATTCTGCATAATCTTTGCAAACTCATGCTCTAGTTCGACACTAGCTTTAGATGGGTTCTTGGTCTGGATAAGCCTGTAAAGCTTCAAGGTAACGGCTACATCTTGTACGCAATAGTCCTCCATCGCTGGAGTCCATACCTCAAAGCTATTGTTCTCCTTGAAGTCACCCTTCTGCAATCCAATACGGATACCCCAAGCCTTTAGAGAATGGGAACCAATCATCTCTTTGGGAAACCCATCGTTAAGCCTAGAGAAGTCATTCTCCTTTAGGTCGGGCCAAATGAGCCTAGTCAGTACTAAAGTATCCTCTATCACCTTTGGCGGTGTGAACCAACTATAGAGCTTCTTAAGAACCAGCAGGTCAAACCCGATTATGTTGTGTCCGATAATCCTGTCGGCACTAGCTAGTTTTGTGATACCAGCTTCAATAGAGTTGCCGTTTGGCTGTTGGTTGTACCTTGTGGTTGCACCAGAATCCATATCTGTAATTACCAAACAATGAATCTTGGTAGTCTTTTCGACTAGATGATCTGATTCCAAGTCAAATACAAGTGTTTTCATGTTGTGTTTTACCTAGCTTATTCCAACTCTTCTGGCACTTCAATCTCTGAATCGGGTATAGCAATCTCCTTGAGCCGACCTGTTTCCTTGCTATACTCAAGACGGCAACTAATACCAGTCTCTCCAGTAAACCTATTCTTAAGGATACGGATACTAGTAATGTTCCTATCGTTGCCTTCAGCTTGCTGGTCACGCTCTAGGCCAATCACTATGTCGGATAACTGGGCAATACCAGCAGAACCTCGAAGCTGTGACAGGCTTGTGGTTGCACCATCTTCATGCCCCCTGCCTTCTGGACGCTTAAGGTGAGATACAAGAATCATCCCAATCTTAAGCTCTTCCACAAGACTACGGAGCTTGGTCATGGTGTTGTCAATAAGCCTACGCTCGTCTCCGTCACCCATACCAGACACTACAATGCTCAAATGATCTAATACGATGTACTCACACCCACAGCCCCTTGCCATGTAGCGAACCCTATTAAGAAGGTTATCTGAATCCAGCGACCCAAAGTGGTCATAGGTAAAGAACTTCTGGCTAATCGTACCATTGAATAAGTTCTTTAGCTCATCGGCTGTTACGCTGTCTGGCTTTATATGCAACGGCTTGCTTGCTTCAATCGCCAAGATTCCTAAAGCAGTTCGCCTTACCGACTCCTCAAGAGCTATGTAACCAATAGTCTTGTCGTTGCGTAGAAGCCAATGGGCAATTTCCCTACAAAACTGGCTCTTACCAATACCAGAACCAGCACAAATGGTAACTAACTCGCCCTTACGGATTCCGTGGGTCATAGCTGATACACCAGCATAAGGGTAGGAAACAGACTCTTGTAAGTCTATTTTTGTAATATAATCCCAAAGCTCGTTGCCCCCTACAATTCCATCTGGCCTAAACTCTTTAGCACTCCATATAGCATCAATAATCTCTGGCCCTCTGCCAGCAACAAGTAGCTCGTTAGCATCCTTCATCTGCAACGAAGCAATCCTAGCTTTCCCCGGACTCAACAAAGATGCACATTCCTTTGAAGCCTTCTTACCTGCTTCATCCATATCGAACATAAACACGACTTTCTCAAACTTCTCAACCCAATCAATATTTCTACGAAGGGCCTTGGTAGCCGATTGAGCACCAGTAGGGATGGATACTACAGGCCACTTGTTGCCTTGAGCTTGGGATACAGAAAGGCAATCAATCTCACCTTCAGTAATAACAAGCATCTTTCCACCATCCCTAAACAAGTGCTGTCCGAATAAAGTCATCTCCGAAGCATCCCCAAGAATCATAAAGTCCTTGTTGGGAAAGCGTAGCTTCTGGGCTACTGGGTTGCCTTCTTTATCTTTGTACTCAGCGATCTGAACAGGCTTTCCGTTAAAGTCTCCGAGCTTGTAACCGAACTTCTGGCAAGTCTCCATGTGGATGTTGCGTTTTGTCAAAGCAGTAACATTACCTTCTATTAAGTTAGCCATATAGATATTTGGTTTCTCCTTTATCTCCCCGTTGCTTTTAGAATATGCCGAACAAGAGAAGCAGTAAGCTGACCCATCAGAATACTCTGCACGGGCATCTGATGAGCCACACTTACTACACTCTGTATGTCTTATAAAGTCAGCCATTCCTGCGGAATTACTTTCTCACTCCAGAGGAACCCGTTTGTCGTTGACCACTCTCCGTAGGTGGTTCGGGACTTCTTGTTTAGACGAGCTGTAGACTTGGAAAAAACCAATCGAATGTCTAAACTTGGGTCTTGCTTCTTTAGGAGGAGTAACTTGCTCCTGTCCTGCGGAGTGAACCAACCCTTTCCTTCGATCAGTACTCCGTTTGGCAGTATAAAGTCTGGTATGTAATGACATATTCTTTGATATTTTAGTCGAATAGTTTCGTAGCCAAACTGCACCCCAGCCTTTTCAAGCTGGGACGCAATCTGGACTTCGAGACTGCTTCTATATTTAGAAGTCCTCTGGTAGTTCGGGCGTTTTGCTCGTAACATTTGAGGACTCCTTGGGTTTGGTTAGTTCTGGGAATGTTTCGCCTTGAGCTACAAAGCCCTCTTCTTCCGAAGAGAAGCCGAAGCTTTCAAAGCTAGAGCCACCAGAAGAAGGCTCTTTTAGGTCGATCACTTGCACGGCACGGAGACGGAGGGTAACCCCAACTCCCAATGCGGGTACAAACCAAGGACTAGCTTCACAACCAATCTTGATTGTAGAGCCCCCACCAATCAGCTTGTCGCAAGGCGAGCCTTTGCTGTCGAACAGGGCGGGACGCATCTCGATGCTCTCCCCGTTCTTGGTCTTTACTTTAGCTGGCAGTTTGAAGTTGATCTCCAGCTTGTCGCCTTCCTCGTTCTCTTTCCAAGGGTAGTCTGCGAGCTTGAGCTTATTCTTCTTCTGCTGTTTGCAAGTCTCCTCGTAGTATTCTTTGAGGAGTTGTTTTACTGACTGAACAAACGAACTGGCTTCTTCTTTAGAAACTAAAAGTTTCGTAGAATAAACACCATCTTCGTTGAATTTAGTATCTGCTCTGTTGAGCTTTGGGTACATCGCCACCCCCTTTGGGCTGGTCAAACGTACACGATTATACTTCTTGTCCATGTTGTGTTTTACCTTTCTGTGTTTTGGTGTGTTTAGTTATCCCCTGCTTGGGTCACCAATGAAAACCCCGGCAGGTTCGGCTGAAGGTTATCGTTATCATTCACAAAGTCAAGACGACCAGAAAGCTCAAAACCGCTACCTTTTAAGAATTGTTGGAAGCCTTCAAGGACTTCAAAAATATCCTTGGCTTCAAATTCAATAGTGGTTTTTGCTCTAGGAAACCCAAAAGTTTCCCCTTTCTCGGTGTCCTCACTCGTGAATGTGTATTTTGTTGTCATATTATTTAATAAGATACTTACTATGGATTATCTGGTCAATGGGAAAACCCCCATAGCAAGGCTCTAAAATGAAGTTAGTAGGCAAACTAATAGATGAAGCTACTTCCGTCTTTAAAGCTTTGAGTAAAGGATTTTTAAATATGTCCCTCATAGTTTCTGCCACAACTTTCCTCATAGCAGGTACACGACTTGCATGACAACCAAAACAATCGTGAATTGTAAAAAGGCTGTTGATGTTTTCCTTATTCATTCTATCAACGGAAATATGAACAAGGCTGGCATCGAGGCTGTGAATGAAGTTCGGGGCAAAGCTGTTTATCTGTGCGTCCTTGTCAACCCTGCTGGTTACCTTGTTGGTTAAGTTCATGTACCTAATTGTGTCACCAATACGCAACTTGACGGACTTGGACTTGCTTACGAAGTAGGGCTGGTAGACAGGAAAACCAGACGGACTAGACCACACCATAGGACAGCCATTGTCCGTTGGTATTTTAGCTAGTTGCTTCAGCCAAGCCATAGTTTCCTGTGGGGCTTGTACCAGTTCGCCAAGTACCTTGATTATCAAATCAGCTAGGTAAAGCCCTTGGACTATAGAGCAGTTAGTTTGTTCCATTAGCTGTTGGGACATTCCATACCTAGATACCCCATACGGAATGGTCATAACGGGCCTCTTTACTAGCTTCCTATTGCATCCGTGGTGCAACCAAAAGGTAGCCATCTCCCCCGGAGTACCCAATAGGTTGTGTTGTACCTTTAGAGCTATAACCCCGTAGATGTCCTTGGGTACATCGCTGGGTAGGACATTGGTAAGTAAAGCTGTTTCAGCATCGCCTGTAAGTAGGGAAAGAATCTGTAAGCCGTTGCTCGTAGCATCTAAGCATACTGGGAACCTCTCTGCTCCTTTAACCCACGCAAAGCACCACCTTAAGAATTGCCACGGCTCGTCTGCTTCATGCCACCACCTGCACCCGTAGGGGTCAGCAACAACCTTTCTAATGTCGCTATCATGCAATTCAGCCCATGCCACACGCTCCTCGTAGCTAACCTTGTCGCATCCGAAGTGGGCAGAACCAGCTACCTTGAACCAGTACTTACCCTCCTCAGTCAAAGGCACGGCTTCGTTAAAGTCTCCCAAGGCTTTTGATATGTCATCCCTCTGTGGCCCAATATGGGTCGGTAGGTAATAGACTCGTCCTCTAAAGTCTAATTGCACAGGTAAGTAGTAGGGCTGGCCTTGGAGTTCTTTAGCCATGAGAATCTGTTGGGTAATAAAGTAACCCCTAGCTCTGTTCCACACATTGTAGGTATGCGACCTCCACATTCCTTTAATTCTGTCCTTGGCTTGATCTGGGGTAAGAGCATCCAAGTTCTCCCTAATCACTTCCTTATGGCAGTTCACGGGTTCCCCATTAATCTCTAGGCCGTTCTTGTAGTAAGTATCCAGCACCTCCAGCACATCCGTATTAATCCTCCAAGCCACCTGTTGCATAGCTTGTACGCAATTACGGACGCTTTCTGGCTGGGTCTTGTAAAGGGCTTCCTGCTTCTTTGACCTGCACTTAACCCAAAAGGCGTGAGGGTCTGAACCAGCCTCTACCCTTGGGAGCATAAGAGGCCGTAGTACTTCAGTTCCTTCAAACTCTTTCATCCATTCAGCACAAGACTTGGATGCAACAATGTAGTTAAGTCTAGCCTTACCAGTTCTTGTTGTGACTACCTCACACAGCCCTGTGCTTTTAATAAAGAGTTCAATAAGTACACCACCTATAGATGCTTTCTCAATCGTACTCCAAGCACTAGTCTTATTCTTCATGCCCCGAAAGGCGGTCTGCATCTTGTGTCGATGCCCCTTGCGTAGCTTCATTCTTCTCTTGATCGAGTTCCATTCTCTGCTGGGGCTTTCCTTGAGCCTAGCCTCATGCTCTACAAGCCTACCTAATTCAAAGGCTACAGAAGCAAAGGTTCTCTGGGTAGAGATGCCATTCAAGACAGCCCGACAGGTAAGGGCCGAAAGCTCCAGAGGCTTTAGTTGCACCATTAAGGCAACTGACTTGTGCTTGGGGCCGGGAGAAGTCTGGGCCTTATCAATCCACAAGGCTATGGTTTCAGCTACAGAAGCAACTGAGTGGCGTAGCAAGAAGCCTTGACCACCAGACAAACTCTCCCTGCCAGTCGAGACATTCCTAGCCTTGGCTTTGTCTCTCTTTAGCTGGGCTTCGTATACTGCCTTATGGTCTAGTTGTGTTTGCGTTAAACTCAAATGAGCTTCTTTGCTTTAGCAATCTTTTTAGCTGACTTCCAAACCTTGTCATCATCCTCAACGGCTACACGCACCAGCTTCCTGTGTTCATCCGTATCGGTGTCAACTTGGTAAGCCCCTAGTGGTGAGCTTGCCCAAACATCGTTGCACTCCACATAACGAAGAGGACATTCCTTATCCTTGACCGCTTCAAAGGTTGCAACTCCATTAATGTATTGAGCCGTTTCAGCATCGCCGTGACTCATATAATAAACATCCCTAAACGGGACTTCGATGGTACTCATTTGCTTAAATATAAGCTGGCTTCTCGAAGGCTGTCGAATGATTTCAGCAGACGCTCGTGGATGCGAGGCTTAAAGATGCCTGTTTCAAGTATCTGTTCAAAGACTCCCCACTTCTGAATGAAGCGACCATAGGAATCTGTGAGTTGCTTTATGAATTTATGAGTCTTTGTCATTGTATTTTCTAATTTCTAGTTCTTCTTTTATTCCTTCTACAAATCTTTCTCCTAACCACAAGAGAAAACACAGAAGCAATAAGCCAACTCCTAGCCCTAAAGAGCCACAGAATATTAGCACTAGGTAAATTGCTAGGTCGCCTAGAGTTTTGCACATTACTTAAGCTCCCTCTCAACAACTGACCAGCCAAGCTCCATAAAGATTCTCTTGAGCCTTCCGTTCACTTCGCTGTTGTCGCCTACTACCTGCACAAGTTTACGCTTGTTTTGGGGCTTCCACACAGAAAAGCCCGAAGGAACAACCCATGTACTTCCTTCTGGGTGTGTATGAATCCGATCAGCAAGTTCAAGCATAGCCATTGTGCTAGGTTTCTGCTCAACACCATTGGTAATCATTGTGCTACCTGTTTCCCTTTAAGTTGGTTAATGGTTTCCTTGCCAATCAGTCTAGCTGAATCGACTTGGGTACAAATCAGTTGAAGTTCTTTCCAAAACCCATTTGGAAGAGCCAAGTTCATTTTCTTTAGGTTTTCTAGGGCTTGACCTAGCAAGTCATCCTGCCACTCAAGTCTCCTACTGGTTTCAATTTTCACTATATCTACCTCCGTTGTTATTGCTTCTAGTTGTTTCATTTTCGGCAGTTGTCCTCGTCCCATTTGCATTGTCTACGAATCTCGTCATCCCATTCCTCTTCTTCTTTAGTCCATACTCGAATCGGATTAGGCTTTTTAGATTCTGGCTTGGCTTGTGTTTGGTTATCCATACTAAGCCTCTAATGCTCCTACTGCTTCCAGTAAGTTTGTTGGGGCTAGGTGTGCGTACCGCATTGTCATCTGAATTGTTTTATGACCCAACCATTCTTTGACAACTACAATCGGAACGCCTCGTTGAACAAGTCTGCTTGCACAGGTATGACGAAGGGAATGAGGGACAAACTCTTTGTCGTCCGTCAAGCCCATTTGATCTCGTATGCTTGTCCAAGCCCTGTTCACCTCGAACTGCTTAATGTGACCAAAGGGGCTGTCTCCTCCAACCTCCATTAGCTCGTTCATAACAATAACAAGGCCAGTAGTCATAGGGATGCTCCTGCTTTCCCCACTCTTGGTGTCCCAGAATGTGACCACCTTGTTTGTCCAGTTGAAGTCAGCCCAAGTCAGCTTCAAAGCTTCCCCAACTCTTGCCCCTGTATAAAGCAAGAAGATGAACAAAGGCTTCAGCTTGTCACTTACCTTGGATAAGATTACACCCTCTTCCTCGCCGGTAATGTAGCGGATTCTGCCTTTGGTTTCCTTCTTGATTGGAAAGATAAACCTTTTGGTTACCAATCCTCTTTCAAGAGCAAACCGAAGCATACGACTTAAGCAAGACAGCTTGCGGTTTATGGTCGCATCAGAGTTACCTAGAGCTTTTAAGGATACCACCCAGTTGTCTAGGTCTCCTTGAGTGAAGTGAGCTACGGGCGTACTAGCACCAAAGTAACGCACCACATGGTCGCTGTTAAGCTTGCTTGTGTTTTCACTCTTAGCTCCTTTCCAAACAAGCGTGTAGGTCTGGTCTTTGAGTTCTTGCCAAGTCGTAAGGTTTCTTTCGGTCTCTGGCAAAGGCTTACCAGCTAGACAAGCCCTGCGTAAGTCCATTAGGTAACCCTCGGCTTGCGTCATAGAACCGAAACGCCTTCGTATACGCTTGCCTTTGGTTGTGAAGGATACATTAAATGAATCCCCTGCTGATTGAATGGAGCCGTTCAAAGTACGATTCCTTTCATGTACTCAACGACATACTTTAAGTAGCCGACAAGCATTTCAGTTCCCTTCCACATGACAACATCATTCGGTTTCTTACCAGCCGATATGCTGTTCTCGTATAAGAGGCGTAGGTTGTAGTAGTTATCTTTGGTTATTGCTATGTGTTTCATATCCGCTGAACATAAACGCACAGGTAATTTAAAGCAAAGGGAAAAACACTCTGTTTGAAAAATATAAGCACATCTTATAAACGCACAGGTAAAACGTACAGGTAATTGCCAGCCAGTTGTGGCTCACTATCATAAATCACTATCATATATATCTATCATATATATATCTTCTTATTTATTTCATAAATAAAGTAGTATTCTATATATCATATATTATTCTATTTATCTTTTTATATTCCTTACAGAGCAAGAAGGATGGATTTTTCTGGATTTTCAACACAAGGGGTAGTGGTGCTGGTTTGGCTAGGCCACTAGCGGTTGTGGTTGCATTAGGCATCTAGGCACAAAAAAACGAGGGAAGGGAATCGAACCCCGCCCCCGCTTGTTGCATCAATTCTTTATAGTGCTGAAAGGTACTTTTTTAATACCTTAAAATCTTCGAGTGATACTTTTTTCACTTCTCCAACTTTAGATATGATTTCACCGCCCTGCCAATAGCCTCCGCCATTGGCGGGTTCGGCATCATCATAGCCATACCAAGTTTTTGCAATATGGTCGGCATACTTTAACGGGTTGCCATCAGTCTTGAATATGAACTTTGTCGTGTGTTCATACTCGCCGTGTTGTTCTTCAAGTTCCGCTAAATAGTGTTTTTCGATTGTGTTTTTCATTTCTATTTCTCCTTTTTTATTTGTGGTTTTTTATGTAGCTGACTAGCCCCAAAAAGAGCCAGCCTAGCACGATAAGAATTTTGACCCCTGCCCATAGGTCGTTTTGGTTTTGTTGCATCATTCCCAAGCCCCTTCCGTATTGTGAAAGGATTGCTGTTCCCATTTCTTAATACTATCGGCCTCAATAAGCCTCTCCACGGCATCATCATCGTCAATCGGGACAACGCCCCCAGAGGAGGGAATGATTTGCACGGGCGAGCGTCCGTAGTAAGAGGGCGGGCAAGTATAGGAACCAGTTTTCCACCAGTCATGGCAGTTTTTGTAAGAGCTGTTGGAGTACCAAACACCCCCCGCCCAATGTCCAGCGGTTTCATTTATGATGATGAATTTTCCAGTATAATTGAGGAAACATAACTTTGACCCCTTGGCATACTCGTGAAGCATTTCGACTAGTGGAGGTGTGATTCCTCCCGTATCCCTCACGAGTGGTTGCATCACTTTTTGGTTGAAGTGCCAAGTATCAGATCGTGTTGGCTTGTCGGCGGTGGATATTGGCAAACACCCGTTATGAATAAAGGCAAGCCCCTTGGATATATTGAACGGGTGGCAGTTTTCCAAATCTGTAGCCCCGTGCGTCTTTATTCTAGCGTGTATGATAGCGGTATGTTTTTCTAGGGTCATTACCTTGTCAATCCACTCTCCCGCCTTCATCGTGCGAAAAGTGCGTAGGCGTTGCCCGTCTGCCCAAGCTATACCGAACCCGTCGGGATTACTTTCGGCTGAGTTTTCAAGATTCTTACGGCTGATTTTTGCGTTCTTAGTTTTTACGATTGCTATGCACATATTGTGTTTTTCCTTTTTGGTTGGTTGTTTAGTTACTCCTCAGAACCTTCCGTATTCATCCCGCTTGCGTTGTTATCGGGATAAAACTTCCGCTTTCTAGCCATAAACCATTCTTTAGCCTCCTGCGGGATTTCGCTACAATTCATCATAGCGTCAATCGTGGGAAGCGTGTTACGGCTTGCCCCAATGCAAAGGCTTACCCAATGTTTGATTTTATCGGCTGAAGTTGTCCCGTTTAAGAGCCTTACTTCAATCGTCCCGTGTTCGGTGTAGGCTTTCCAATTAATTGCCATATAGCGGTCATACTCTTCGGGATTGACCCCTTCGACATTCAAACGGCAATAGCTATTCCCAAGCCTAGAAGGAGGAACGGCAAGTTTAAGCCAAGGGAGAGCAGAGACTAGGCGATGGTATCTTCTCCAAGCGGTTGCACGGCTGACATTCCGCTGGTCAAGGTGAAGGTGCAATCCGCAAGTCTTATTCACTTGGGCTTGTGATAGTGATAAAGCGTGGCAAAACTTTTCCAGCCTGTTTTCACTCACACCCCGCACATAAACCACATTAGCTTCTAGCCCCATATATCCAGAAGGCGGGCAAATAGAGCCGTCACTCCCAAGGGCGATGAACTTGCTAGTGCGTAGTGGTTGCGTGTTCACATTACGGGGAATAAAAAACTCAATTTCAACGCCTACAAATTCCCCTTGGTGACTCTGAATGTTTAATAAATCTCTAATTCCAAGCTCCCGTTTCATCACGGGAACGACAGGGCGATGAACTTTCCTCTTCTCCTGCGTAGCAGACCAAAGCCAAGCCCCCGCCCGTTGGAAGCTTGGGATATGTCTTTGGGGAAGTCCTACTGGATAATCGGTGGAGTCAAAGCGTAGTTGACGGGCTACAAATTTAAGTTTCCTCCCAATCTGCATTTTTAATTCTAGGGGATGCTGATTTATATCCAGACCGCCCCAACGTAGTGCCTTTTTGTATAGTGTGTTTTTCATTGTGTTTTTATTTCTTTCTATTTGTTAGGACATAAACCGCACCCCAGAAAAACCCCGCCACACAGCAGAGAATCCCGAAGGAGAGGAGAGTCCAGATTTCGTTTTGCATAAGTTGAAAGTAGTCGGGAGTGGTAAGAGTGTCAAGGGATATTTATCTCTTTATAAAAAGATATTTAGTGTGTTTTTGGATAGAGGATAGCGGACAACGGCATCGATCATTTCTAGGGGCATTTACGGCTCACCTTGTCGATTTGAGTTTTTGGCAAGCGAAAAAGAGTGATAGAGAATGATAGTAGGTTTGTTAATGGTTTGCCTATGCTTTTCTAATGTTTACAAGGTATAATAAAAAAACGAATTAAAACTCTTTTTGCGTCACGATTGCGGGCGTTGAACCTTAAGCAAAAGCAGAAAAACTCCCTTGCCCCCGGCATCGACCCCGCTTGCCCCCGGTGCGAGTGGGGAATAGGTTGCATTGGCTGTGTAAACATTCTCAATCTCTTTACCTGCGAGGGAGAGCCTGTCCAGATTGCCCAAAGTTTGCCCGATATTTTCCTTGTTTCATCCATCGTGCAACGGCTGGGGCTGATAGAGCCTCGACACGACCTCGACCGCCCAAAAAAACGCCCGACCCCCTATGGGGGGAAAACGCACCAGTAATTCACGTTAATACTCTCTCAGATTTTTTCACCAAAATCTTAACCCCCCTATTAGCCAGCCTTCTATCGTATTACACCCCCTTTACAAACCCGCTTGTAACCAGTATTGTATCCGTATGAAAACACTATTAATTGCCTTAACCTTACTAACCGCAACCCTACAGGCTGAAGATAACTGGTCAGAGTTCTTGGGTGTCTCCCATCAGTCCAGAGGCACGACTACAATCGTCAATAACACAGCTTTTACCAGCACAGGTGTAGTTACTAAAGTCCGTGACACCTATTTTGGTGCTGGTGGAATCACTATTAAGCAGGGCGACAGCTATTATGGCCCTCGTACATATACGACCAAAGTTGGTAGTGATTACTTTGGTAGCGGGTCTAGGTAATAAACCCCTTAGTAAAACTAGGGTTGTCCTTAAGCACTTGCCCTAGTGTTGCCTCAAGGGTCTTAATGTCCCGTTCAGTCAACTTAATCTCATAAAGGAAGTTTATGGCTTCTAGCACTTCATGTAGCAAAGTCAGTTGCTTGCTTTGTGGGTCTTGAAGGCTGTTAATAAGAATCTGAGTCTTGGGGTATGTCTGGCAGATACCGAACATATCAGAGGAACCTTCGCTCCCCATAAGCTTTTTATATGCAGAAGTGGAGTCGTACTCTACGACCTCAAACTCCAACGGGCCTATCTTCACTTGCCTTCTGCGAACCCGCCAGTTTTGTTTTTCATCTTCTTGTAAATCTTAAGGTCAATCGTAGAGTTCTTTTTGCTACGGCTAATGCCTAGCTTCTTGCGTCTGTTGATATTGTAATACAGACCTTTTTTCATTTGTTACGGCCTTTTGAGTAAGCAATAGCAAGAATTTGAGCCATGCTACGCTTTTTACCATTAGCACCTTTAGCTTTACCTTTTTTCTTATTGTCGGCCATAAGTTCTTTAATGTTCTTTTGAATGTTGAGTCCTAAAGGCATTGTTAATCCCTTCTGCTTGTTGCTCCGCTACATTTCCATTTAGACCTACTCAATCGAAGAGGGCTGTTAGGATTTCTAGCGGAAGCTGGAAACTTTTTCATCTGGCCTAAACTTCTAGCACAATAGCTGTCTCCTTTGCTTGTACCGGGAGAGATTGTGTAGCCTTTAGCTCCGTAACTAACCTTATTCTTACGACCAGTTTTCTTGTTAATAACGAGCTTAGAAAACTTCTTTCCGCTTGCTGGTTGCATAAGCTATAAGTCTTAAAATAACTTTATTCATTTGTAAAGGACATATATATGATTAATCATACATTGGTTATGTAAAAGTATGATTGAAGTTTAGAATAGGTTATTACTTACTAGTATTTTTTTAAAGAATGTATATCTATGATTAATCTCATTATTCTAATATATGATTAATATATATACCCCCTTACCCCCATAAAGTGACCTTAAACTATACCCCCTTAAGATTCGTTTAAGTAAGGAGAATCAGATCGTCTCCCTCTACTATACAGACAATTCCCATAAGGGAAAACTATAAACTATTAACTATAAACAACTTAAGTATAGGCTTGTAACTAACTTCTCTTTATATTGTGTTACCCCGTAGGGGAGCCACCAGATAACCTACTAAAAGTCTTATATTCATCATTGTAGCGGTTGATAAGCCCTTTACCAAAGAGGTCTCCCCACCTGCCTGTCTGGGTGTTACCATTAGCCATCTTGATGCTGTCTGTCTTGTTCCAGTAATGGGTCTTGTCGTAAAGCTCTCTGGCTTGCCGTAGCTTGGTGTGGAACTCCCCAGCACTCATCCCATTCAAAACCTTAAGGGCTTCTGGTGTGATGTCTTTACGGCTGTACTCGATCTTGTCAGAGCCTAGCCCCACAGCGTTAAGGATGGCTCTAGCCCCAGAATCACCCCTCATGTGGGCTACGGACATAATAGCTCCAATCATGCCAGCATCGGTTACATTAGGTAGACCTACGACCTTAAGCTTTGAAGAAAGCTGACCTGCTACAGCATTGGTGGCCTGTTCGCTATTAGCACCGAACTTCTGGACAGCTTGGCTCACCTCTTTGTAGCCGGGGTTGCCCTCTCGGAAGCCAAAGGTCTCTTTACGGCCAGATTGGACGGCTGAAACACCTTCTGCTTTCATAATGGCCTTTGCAGAGTCTCGGATGATGCCTGTAAGGGAATCTACTTGGTCGCTATTTAAGTTCACTTTTAAGGCCATTGTAGGCTCATTTTGAGGCATTGTGGAGGCTTTTTGGGGAACCTGTGGTTGGGTAGGGGTAGTTTGAGGGGCTTTAGGGGTGGGTAGGGGAGCACTAAAGGAGGGAGCAGGGCGTTCCCACTTCATTGTAGTCCTGTTAAGAGTCCACTCTGACATAACTTTATACACTCATCCAAGTTTGTTGTTTACGTTTCTTTCCAAACACTCCTTCAGCAAATTTAGTCAGCTCTTCGTCTAAAAGTCGATCTTTTTGTTCGATCAATGCCAAGTCTGTATCTCTGCCCATTTGCTCGACCCAGTATTGCACAGCCATAGCTAAAGCATCTAGCCTATCGTCATTGGACAATGCACCCCTATCCCTTGTGATACGGCTCATCTGGTAGAACAGGCTGTATTTAAGGGCGGTGTCTAATCCCCTTGTGTCGCAATCGGCATAGTCTTTTCGTACTAGATCAGAGTCTACAATAAGCTTATGGCTACTCATGACAGGCTCCAACACATCAATAATACGAGCTTCCTTTTGCTTGCTATGTCGAACTTCCTCTATGTTGCACGGGTGTATTTTGGCGAACACAGGCTTGATAAGGCTGGTAAACATACCACCACCAAAGTTTTCTTCGATGATTACGGCATTAACACCATGCTTCTTGGCTACTTCAGCCAGAGCCTCTAGGCTTTTAGGGCTATAACCTTCCATTAAACCCCCTATTTCGGCCAAGAATAGCTGGCCGTGGAGCATTTTAACCACCGCATAGGCTGTTTCATCCCTGCCCTTTCCAGAGGGGTCTATGCTCATGCAACAACCATCGTATTTAACCCAAGGCTCTACGATGCTCATTGGCCTGTAAAACCTGTCTCCGTTAAGGCCGACATTGGGTAATTCGTTCCAAGCCAGCTCTGGGCTAGATGCCCATACCGCTTTCTGTGGCCCCATATCGGGATTAAGGGTCATTACGATCAAGTCAGACAGCTTGAGAGGATACCTATTCTGGTCGGATAGGCTTGTGTTTAGCTGGAACTGCAAGGCAAACCCAGAACGACCATAACTGGCCTCTCGCTCCATAAGGTCGGCTTCGCTGAACCGCTGGGGGTCTGTGGGCTTGCCTAACAGTGTGGGGTCGTTGGGCAACTCGTCA